TAGGGTATGTTGTCTGATGAATTTACAGCGAAGTCTGACCCATACACATCTTTTGATGAATATGTATAGTCATAAGGGCAGATATTGTTAGGTCATTTACCATCGCTGACATCGAAAAATTCCTGGCTAAAATATACGTTAATAGTAGCGGCTGTTGGCTAACCAAGACAAAAACTGTCAAGCGCAACGCAAGCTATAAGGGTTATCTTGTTCATCGAGTGAGTTGGGAGCTGTTTAGGGGTAGGATACCCGACAACTTTACGATAGATCATCTGTGTATGAACCCAAGGTGCGTCAACCCAGAACACCTAGAACCGGTCACAAGAGAAGAAAATGCTAGACGATATAACGCGATGGTAAAAGCAAGATAAAGGGCACACTATGAATGATAAACTCAAAAAACCAGACGAGTCGAGCACCGAAGAAAAGATGACGCTGAAAAAGCGTCAGGCTCGTCTGCTGGCCCAGAAATGGCGTATTGTCCGATTCCGCGGGGCAGTCCTCTACCGTTCCAATGATGGCTGGGAGCCATTGTCCAGTGATGAGTTTGCCCGTATGTGTTACGGAGTGCTGGGAGCTGGTACCAAACAGACCCAGATCAAAGACCTCCAGCACTTCTTCTTTTCTAGTGCTGACGACCTGACTCAATACGCTCACTATATTGCTATGCCAGATGGTAACGTCTGGGATATGAAAAAATTGGAGTTCACCGATGATGTAGCGCCAGAGGATTGTGTCTACACTACAGCCATAGGCCCCACATATGGTGGTTCGCATCGTAAGTGGCTTGAAGAAGTGACACTAGGTGATAAGGGGCTGGCCGATGATATTATTCAGGCACTCGCCCCAGTATTTATGCACAAAAAGCCATTCGGGGTATTCTGGTTCCTGGGTTCCGGGGCCAACGGTAAGTCCAGTACACTCAAGGCACTCTACGCGATCATGGGTGGCAAGCGGTGGTTCACCAAGCTGACCGTCAAGCAGATCGAGGACGAACGCGACCTGCCTAGCATGAATGGTATGTTGGCGAATATCTGTATCGAGTCAAACGAGGGATATATCAAAGACGGTGGGCACTACAAAGAGTTGGCCGAGCATGAGAGTTTCAGCGTCCACGCCTTCCACCGACAGGACGGTATCGACATTGACGGTAACCTACACTTGATATTCAACGCCAACAACATCCCAATTTTCGCTGATAAAACTAACGGTGTCCGACGCCGTACCTTCACTATCCCGTTCAATGCCAAGTTCCCCCAGGATGATACGTTTGACGAGAGACTATTTAGCCACCCAGAGTTCCTGTCTGACCTGCTGGGTGATATCCTCGATAGCGCCAAGAAACTCCGGGACAACAACTACAAATATGACTTCAGTGAGATAACCAATGAAGCCAAAGAGCGCTATGATAGCGAGGTCAACACTGCTGAGGCATACCTCAACGAGCTACTAGAGCAGGAGATACACGGATTCACTACCTACGCTGCGCTAAAATCAGCCTACGACACCTGGTGCCAACAGACCGGCGTGGTTGCGCTGGGTGTACGTCACCTCAGTAGATGTGCTGAAGACCTTGGATTCCACTACAAAACAATCCGTATTGACGGCAAGCCCAAGAAGTTTGGACTCTATGCTGACACCAAGTACCAGGACCTATCACAAGTTGACTATGTTGGCCTAGGGTTATATCGTAGGACTGACAGTGACGTTGAGGTGATAACCACCGAAGAAGCAACTACCGCTGGCATCTACGAACAACTAATGGCAAACCTCTAATGAAACATCCTTTATACGGAACCTGGTGCAAAATGCGACAACGCTGCGAAAACCCAAACTTTACGGCGTATAAAGATTATGGAGGCCGTGGCATAACAGTTTGCCCAAGATGGCAGCCTCAAAATAGAGGCTTCCAAAACTTCCTGGAAGACATGGGTGATCGCCCAAACGGCATGACACTTGACCGGATAGACAACGACGGCAATTACGAGCCGAGCAACTGTCGTTGGGCTACAATGACTGAACAATCTCATAACAGACGTATGACTTCGGCTAATACTTCTGGGGTAACTGGAGTATCTTGGCATAAATCTGCTGGGAAGTGGGAAGCATCAATCACTATTAATTATAAAAAAATATATCTTGGTACCTTTGACACGAAAGAAGAAGCAATCAAGGCGCGTCAAGAGAGGGAGAAAATTTGAATGGAGACTTTGAAAGAACGGTTTGAGTCGCTCATTCACCTCACCTGGAGTGAGTTTCTGGAGATCGAAAAAGGCAAAAACACCACGGTTGATGACGGGGTGTTATGCAAGCTCATCCGTATCTGCGCTGAGACTGATGACATCGCGGCCGCCAAGCTAGCCTTTGATCGTATAGACGGTATTCAGGAAACACCTATAAAAATTGACGTGCCGAAGTTCTACACCCGGTATGTGAACGCAACGAAGCTAGAGGCTGGGCCAAAAACGAAGGCCATAGGAGCCGCCAAAGACCCTAGCGAGACAGCAAAGAGTAACTATGACCCGGCGACAGCTAAACTGCGTGAAACACTGCGTGAAATGCGTGATATGCCCCAACAAATCATAGGAGTAGTATTGCGGCAGAAGAAAAACATTGATGCTGGCAAGCCGACACCCCATAACCCGATGGTCAAGTCGGTAATTGTAGCCAACCTGCTGAAAAATGTCAGCCGCGGTAGGTTCCGGGCCATTGAGCTAGTGTTTGACCAGATTGACGGTAAGCTCACCAAAACCATCACACTGCTAGGCGGTGAAGATGTTTATGTCGACGACCCAATACCAACTATTGCACCGGCGCATTCTTCCAAAGATGAGAATGGCTATTATGTGGCAGAAAATAAAGAGATGACAGCAGCGTGGCTCAGGGGATTCGCGAACTCCCAGAAGGGGCTTGAGATGCTTGCGGAGGGGCTCGACAATGACTGAGAGCAAACTACAGTCTGAAATTATACGCTGGCTTCGATCCAAGAAGTGTTTTGTTATGAAGTGTGGCGGGGCTGGAGTGCCAACTGGTACGGCCGATGTGTTTTTCTGTTGCGAAGGGTTCTATGGATTTATCGAGGTCAAAAAGAGTGCCAAGGCTAGTTTTCAACCGCTTCAGCCAGAGTTTCTAGCAAAGATGGATGCGTGGTCATGGGCAAAGGCGGTATGGCCGGAGAATTGGCCGGAAGTGAAAGCAGAGCTTGAGGGCATGATATGAAGCCATGCAAAATATGTCGCAAGCCTCACAAGAAGAATGAGCCATGTCTATAATTATCCACGACGTAGAGCAGGGCAGCCCAGAGTGGCACGAGCTTCGCAAAGGTAAATACACTGGCTCGACAGCTATGCGACTGCTACAAGGCAAACCGCTACCACGAGACTATGAGTTTCAAGGCAATAAGCACACCAAGCGCGGTCATATGCTTGAGCACATTGCTATCATGGAGTATGAGCGCCAGACTGGTATCAAAGTACTCCGTCCAGGGTTCATCACAAATACTGCCTATCCTATAGCTGGGTATAGCCCAGACTGTATAGCCGGTGACACCCTACTAGAGGTGAAGTGCCTGAACGGTGAGGCCCATGAGAAGCTTGCCAGTGGCAAAATACCACTAGAGTACCTATGTCAAATATACTTCGGTATGGTCATATGTGGTCTACCAAACGCTAAATTACTAGCTTACAACCCTGAATACCAAGATAGTCTAACCATACTTGATATAATCTATACCGAGAAAATCCTCAAAAATATCAAGAACAAGCTTACAGTTGATCGACTTTAGCCTGGGTCGCATCTGTGTTACTAAGTATCTCTACTAGTTCTGCCCTTATGACAGTCATTTTCTTTCGTCTTTCATATAGTTCAAATGGTATGTATCTCATGTGGTTTATCTATACTACTCTAATTTTACCCCTATAAACAGCCGCTATATCTAGAGTTTCTTGCCAACTATCGGACGCTATTTGTACTTGTCTTTGAACACATACAGATGGAAGTGCACAAATTCTGGAACAGATATCATGCTAGGAAAATTCAATGCGATTTTGTCGTACTTGGGTGACATTTCGCGGTAGATGCGCCGGAGCTCCCACCACTCCCAGGGTCGCATCTTGAGTATTGACGAACATTTACGCCGGAGCACCAGCATATCGTTCGTCACATGGTGCTTGTCGTGTGGGAACCGGTTGTGTACCACCACCCAGTATTTGTAGCGATAGATTGGTGTCTCCTCGTTCAGTGGCCGGAGTTGCTTGAGATATTTCGCTGTCCGGTAGCGATCTTCCATGACCTCAGTTCGTAGACTCATCACTCCCACCTCCCGTGTAATCCTGGATAGCCTCTAGCTTTGAATTGGTTGGGGGTAGTGGGGCGGTCATGATTCAGCTTTCTCCCGTTAGTTTGTCTAGAAGCTCCTGGCAGCGTTCTGCACCCAAAATCGCATTTTTAGTTCCGTTAGGTACAAACTCAGTGATTCGCCACTGTAAGACTAGCTGTAAAACACGCAGGTCACTGTCACTTAGTGTTATTCGCTTTCCCATCATCTATCCTTTCATTATGCTAGTTAGTCGTTTGCTTTCTAGTATCACAGAGGGTGCAGTAGAGCTTGGTGAGTCGCCTGACATCGTAGGGTATGTTGTCTGATGAATTTACAGCGAAGTCTGACCCATACACATCTTTTGATGAATATGTATAGTCATACTCCCACTCGCAAGGTATCCAGTTGTGGGGGCAGGTAGGTCGTTTTGCAGAGCTATCACCTTTTGGGTAATCGTCTGAGTCTTTTCTGGGCTTACGCAAGCTCATCATCTCTAGGCTGTGGTCGCTGTAGTTCGTCATCCTATTTACCCTCTCCTTGTGTTGCTTGAGTTGATGCCAGGTTTTGATGGTTTGTTGTTTGCCTGTGTAGCCATCGACACGCCAATGATGTGCAGGAATCTCAATGTCAATCTTGTCTTGACTCCAGTCCAGGTTTTTCCAAAGCCCTATACTCAATCTACCCAACTCCATCCCATTATCATCGTAGACAGGCATACCAACTGAGAAGGTTTCCTTAGCACCCATCTGTGCATTGCAGATTATTCCATCCTCATCTATGTACCCAGCCCTAAGTGACAAGTTAAAGTCACTGTATTTGTTGGTGCAGTCATCTATGAATGTTTTAATCTTGCCCATTTATTGCCTCAATTCCAGCGTTTATATAGCCCTTTTTGTAGCCTTCCTGATGTGCCTTATCTGTCTCACGTTTGATGAGGTCAGACAATCTTTTGCTAGCTTCACAGGATATACATACCCCTACATCTAGGCTATGAAGGTGTCGGGTACACCAAGCTCGTCCATTAGGTTTAGTGCTGTAGCAAGCCGTCAGAACTTCGTCTATTTGCTTTTCTGTATCTTTCATGTCACTACTCATAGCCACCCCCTACTTATTCAAATACTCAATGATAGCCGTTCGGATCACCTGACTGCGGTTCAGGGTTGACTCCTGAACATGAGCGTCAAGTTTGATAAGCAAGTCTTGTGTCAGGTGTACCCCGACAAATCCTGCTTGAGTTGTGCGTTTTCTCTTTGTTGCCATGATTATACATCCCCGAAGCCTGGCAGGTCGTCAGCGTTTTCAGCGGTGCCGCCCAAGTCGTCTGCCGTGTTAATTTCATCATTTTTTGCTTTGGCTTCGTAGTGCCACAGGTCACCGTATCGGCTAGTGCTGTATTTGCTGTTATCAATCTCAACCACTAGGTAGGCTTCTTTGCCAACCAATTTTTCGCTCAATAGCTTGGCTGCAACATCACGAGCTTTCTTCGGGTCGTCAATCGAGCTAAATAGTTTCTTGCCTAGCTCACGAATTTTAGGTTTCTTCTCCTCGTCATTGTTGTGTACGAGTAGGCCCATCACCTTTGCCACGCCCATAGCAGCGCCACCCTCAGTGTGGAACCACAGAGTAGCTTCGGCTGTTTTGTCAGTGTCGGCTGGATCACCCACAGTAACGCGGATAATTGGCCGGTCCTTTGACTCAGCAGCTTCAGCGGCCAAAATAGTCACCGTGTGAGTGCCAGCCTCAAATCCTTTGCCACCTTGATATTCTTCACCAACTTTGTTTAGTGTGTCGTCTAAAAATCCCATACTATTTTGCCCCTATTCTTTTGATTGGTAATTGTACTAGCCCGGTGTAGTCTACCCGGTAAGCTTTGCCGCCGGTAACCATTATGTCTCCGATAGAGAGAACTCTGATGTCGTTCACTGGTTTTTTTCTGAAAAGCCCCATTATTTTGCTCCCTTGCCGTAGTAGGCATTTATTTTATCATTCACTAGCTTGAGGTCATTCTCCACCGTATTGTCCTCAAACATATCAATCGGTGACTTGACCCCGCTCCCATCAGATCGAACCTTGAACACGAACTCGCCAAGGTCGTTTACTGCTTCGAGCACAACATTTGTCAAACCTTCCGGTGCAATATTATCACGGATAGTCTTCCCGGCAGTCTTGAGTTGTACCAACCCGCTGTCATTGATCTCGATGTGACCGAACAGGTAGAAATTCTGGTCAGTATCCTTGGTGATAATTGCCTCGACAATTTTGTAGAAGTTATTGCCAACGTCACGGAACACCTGGAACTGGTCTTTTTCTTGTGAACGGCCGAACACCTGGAACGTGAATAAGTAGTTGATGTCATCAATCACCACGATAGGCTTCTTGCTCTGCTTGATGATAGCGATGACTGCCTCTGAGGTTTTAGCCACTACAGGCTTCAAATCGCCCCGGAACGGTAGCTCCTTGCCAGTGACAGACACATAGCCCACCTGGTCTTTCTTGAGGTTACGCAAGCTCGATGTCTTGCCGGTACCGGGGTGGCCCAGTACGAAAATAAGTCTACTAATTGTCATATCCTCCATATTTGTCGGTTACAGCCTGGTGCCTTGCGGCAATAGCATCCTCCAGGTTTGTGTAGCTTCCAAATTGCTTTTGTCCTAATCTCACTCGATATCTACCATTATGTGCTACCGTAATGCCCCTGATACCGGTTTTAGTGTTTGAATCGGACTTATAGTGGCTTTTGGCCAATCTTCTATTATTAGCTTGCTCTTTTCGCGTAGACCATTTGCAATTCTCTGGGGTATAGCCCTTGCTATTGTCTATGCGGTCGAGCGAAGAACCGACGGGCATTGGGGCCATATCTAAAACGAAGTTAGTATATTTCAACCATCGTTCACAGACACCAATACCTCGACCGCCATAATCGGCGTAGTTATTAGTTCTTGGGTTTAAGGTACGATGCAACATGCCATGCCAGGATTGATATATCGGTTCGTCTGTTGCCCTGAACCTTATTGGACTTCTTTTCATGGCATAATTATACCACACTCAATATTAGTCTAGCCATTACTTCACCTCCTCGATCTGCAAAGTACCAGGGTACTCAACACCACTATCATCATGGAACGTACCCACAATCACTGGCTTGTCGTCCACCACTTTGACAATCGTGCCATGCTTGTAGACATGAGCGCCGACCCCCTCGTAAGTGCTTAGATTATATTTTGCGTCTGCCATAGCTAGACTCCTTCCTATGTTAATACTGATTACCATGAGCAGGGCAAAGACTAGCCCAAAAATTATGTTGATGAGTATTCTGTCGATGCGTTTCACTGTGACTCTCCTCTCGCCTTATTATTTGCCGCTATTGCATCTGACAATTTATCAAAATACCCAACGTGTCTGTTCACCCCTCCACGCTTTATTTGAACTCGGTACTTATTACCCGGCTTATACCATATAATTCCTCGATGGCCTGTAGTATTGCGTTTGTAGAGCCGTTTGT